GGAGGATAAGCTTGCAGGAAATGGAAATGTGTTTCCTAGGGAATTTGTTGAAAAATTTATGGATTTCATGGAAAGCCAAGCAAAAGCAAATGAAAGACAGGCAAATTTTAATCGCATGGTATTGGAATGGTTTGAAAAGGCAGAAAGTCAATCTATAAACGGCACGCATTCAGTAAATCCATTTGGTTTCTCTGATGTGTCAATCAATGATGAAAGACTGAAAGAGCTGAACAACTTGGTAAGCGAAGTTGCAGAGTTATACGAATTGGAACGGAATAGAACACTTCATTTCTTGTATAAGACAGTGGAGGGTGATTTGGATGTTTCACTTAATTCTTATCTGGCAGTATATAGGACGGAAAACAATAGCGTGGATTTATGTATGCTGCATGTCATAGCGGCAAATAACAGATTGTACAAGAAAGCTGCAGAGTTGTGTCGAGATTCTATACAGCGCAAGCGAGTGTTTGGATAAGTAGTTGAGATACATTTTCGTTTTTTTTATTTTTTATCCTTATTCTGTAAAATTTCAATAGCATTTTTAAGAGCAGCTGGAAGAGGGACACCCAACAATCCGGCATTTTCTATAATGCTAAGAAGCTCGTTTACCATAAAACCAATGCAAACAGCATCCCTTATGTAGCTCGTGCCAAGAGTCAAATCAAGTCTTGCTGATACAAGTACAAGCATAAGTACGACGCACTTTTTAGCAAGACCTTTAAGTCCTATTGTACTGGAAAGCCCGCCGCTTTTTGATTTCGGAGATTTATTCGCAGCCGCTACGATAAGACCTGTTACATAGTCTATACCCATAAATACAAGTAATGTCACCATTGAAGCATCAAATCCACCGAACAGCCCTGCAATAAAGCTTCCAAATATCCCAAGCATTGTGCAAATAGTTTCTTTCATTCTATTTTCTCACCTCCATCAGTCAACCAAAAAGCTCAGATGCAAGTTATAAGCAGCATTCGCTGTAAAGAGCTTTTACTCCTTCCATCATCGATGGTTCAATATTCGAAGCACCTTCTATAAACGGCTGAATATTCGTCATAAAAGCTGAAAGATCAGAGCCTATCTGTGGGAATTGACTTGACACACCACTCATAAATCCACCAGCAATACCTCCGACAAATTTGCCTATAGCAGTACCAATACCTTGGAGTAGGTTTCCACCTTCACCTATAAGCCATTCGAGTCCAGGAATCTGTGCTAATGCTCCAACTGCTGCCAGAACAAGAGCAAGTTCTGCAATAACTGCACCCATGCCAAGCACACCGACCATAGCACCAGGGATTAAAGCAGAAATAGCACTAAGAGCAACCATGATACCTGACATTAAACCTATACCAGCGATACCTTCTAGCAATGTTTCGGTATCAATTCCTTTAAGAGCATCAATAATTCCAGAAAAGAACGACATGAATGTGTCGACTGCTGCTGTTATGAGATCGGGGAGATTTCTCGCAACTCCCTCAAGAATTCCGATAAGAAATTGAAAGATAGAATCAACAATCGAGGGTGTATATTCTACGAGAGCTTTTAGGACTCCGTCGACAAGCTTTAACGCTCCTTCAGCGATAGCAGGTATGCATTCAACGAGTACGTCAATTATAGTAAGTATTACTTCTTTAAATGCTTTACCTATAGCGCCTGCACTGTTAGCAATAATCTTTATCATGGTAAGGGTTGTCTCCGGAACCCCACGGATAACGTCCAGATCTTCTAGGCATTCCGTAATGCATTAGCATATCTTCTACGATAGGATTCATGAATTAGCCCTCCTGCTCTTTAATATTTCTGATGATTTTATCGAAGGTAACGATCTTATCCATTATAGGAGCAATATCCTCAACGGTTGGTGTATGATAGAGAATCTCATCATTCTGATATATGCGAAGTTCCGTTTTAATATCAGACGGTTTTATTTTATACTCCAAACAAAAAAGAGCAGCATATATTTCAAGCTGCTCCATATGTGCCGGAACTGCTCCGGTTTTTAAATCGTGAATACGAAGAGTGTTGTTTCTGAACGATATTGCATCAGCAGTGCCAAAACAATTATCAGAATAAAATAATATTTGCTCAGGAGTCATTCTGAAACCAATGGCATCGTTGACATACATATTCAATGTTTTTTGAGTTTTAGGAAGCTTTTGTCCTAAATGAATACACTGGCATGCAAAGTCGTGAAGCACAGTTCCTCTTTGTGTAGCTAAAAATTTAGAATATGACTCTGCCAATTTAGATTCATCGTAATTGATCCAATGATATTTGCTGGCACCGAGAAAAGCATGTCGCCCTTCATGAGTTGAATGATAATTGAAGATCATATAGAACTTCCTCCTTGTTTTCTGGATAGATGAATCTTGAGAAAGACATCTTGTTCATCTTATCCACATAGTAGTTTTGATTTGGTTGCTTTTTTGCACCAGCACTTTGTTTACACTCAAGAGTTGCCCACTTGTTATTATAAAGAATAAGCAGATCAGGGATGCCTTGTAAATATCCCGAATCGTTTTTTATCACGATACAACCTGGAAATAGTTTTTTCAGCTCTTCTATGAGCTTTGCTTGGAATCGACTTTCAAGCATAGTCAAATAGGACTCCTTTCGTGTAAAATTGTCAAATGTAAAAGAGAGTGTTTACTATTAAAAATAGCTTTTCTACTATCTCTTCATAAAAGGGTATGTTTTTTTGGCGTGGTGCGAAAAATGGGTAATAAAAAAAGACAGAGGTATAATCAAACGCCTCTGTCTATATGATTTAATATAATACGCTTAGTCAGCATTTTTCAAATAAACGCTGCCATCAGGAGTTAAGTAATATTCGAGTTCTTGTGTCATAGCATTTAATGATTTTTTCAGTGATTTCCTGATTTCGGATTCTTCTCCTTGAGTTAGAGATTCAACGAATTGTCCAATTTGTTTTTCAATAGTCGATTTGTCAAATTTTTTAAAAGGCAGACTTTTGAAGCTTTCAATGAAAACTTTAAGAGCAGCAAAGTTATTTAACATTCTTTTCTCGCATTTATCCGTATAAATGGAAACATCATTCTCAACGTATTTGATGTATTCTGTATCGAAATTTTGAGAATAATATACTTCAAGTAAACTACTCATACCGTAAAGCTGCATAGAGAATTCCAGACTCTCTTTTATTCGAAACGCTTTATCAACTAATGTACCGATGTCAGATCCGCTCTTTGACGCAATAGTAGAGTCTAAATCGCCTATGTAAAATTCAATATCTTTCATTGCAACTTTTTTAGCATCTTGCAAACTAGATAATGTTGCTGCTCTTTGTTGCTCATGATTCATAATAGAACTGTAGTTCTGATAAGCATATTTAACGAAGCTCACTTCAGCCATCAATTCTGCTTTTTTATCACCATAAAGGAATTCTAGAATTTTATCTATCTTTTGATTTATCTTTTTGAGTTCGCTATTTATTTCAGTCAAGAAATATTGTCCAGAAGCGACTGACATAATGTTAAATATTCCAAGAATAGTTGCTTGAGCGGATAAATCATGCAGAGAACCGTGTCCAACTATTTTTCCATTAGCATCTTGAATAGCTGTGCCAAATCCGCCTGTTTTATAAGACATTGGATGACAAGCTGTTGATATTCCTTCAGGTATTTTAAAAATATAAGCATTGTTTAAAGTGTTTGCTGCTATTGCTGTGGGAATTTGTTGATATAAAGCACTTAATTGCATCTTATGTGAAGGAGTAAAATTGAGCTTTTTATATTCAGGATTACGTTCTATATCTTTTATTTCATCAACAGGTTTTATTTCAAAATTTTTATCCATATCAAACATCTCCATATTTTTGCTAAAATACATTTATCAAGTTTTTTACATTATAGCATAATTTCATTCAAAATAAAAGACTTTTTTGTGAACATTAACATTCTTGTAAAAATATAGCTTTAACGTACTCGTGGTCAAAAGCCCACTTTTTTTCTCTTAATTATATATATTATTAAAACTTTTTATCACAATTAAATAAGAAAAAAAGTGGGAAAGTGGGCAAAAAGCCAAAAAGCATCGCAATTGCGTACTTTTTCGTGGCCATTTTTGTTTTTAAAAGTGGCCAAAAGCCCACTTTTTTTGGCCAAAAAGACATAAAATTGTCTGTACAATTCTTCAAACTCTCTAAAAAATCATACAAAGCCCACTTTCCACTCTTTAAATGTGGGCGAAAATCAACTCAAATTTCATCACCTCCAAACACGTTTAGACTTTTTATCGATCAATATAATGCGATTTTCTATCTCAAAACCTGCAAGTTCACACAAGTAAAATATAGTATGTAGCAGCTTGTGAAATCGTTCGTCTTCTTTATCTATATTACGCAAAGCCTCAAAAGCAGTCGGATCAGAATATCCTTCAGAATTTCGTCTTGGATTATTGCTATTTGCCATCTATATATCAGTCTTTTCTTTGTTCGTTCCATTTCTCAATATCGATGCCATATTGTTTCAGCTTGTACGTACACAACCAAACCTTATCTGAATCGTCCATGTC